CGACGAGGCAGTTATTCAAGGAGAAAGCCAATAATGGCTCGCTCCGAGAATTTATGAAAGAGAACTCGGTACGAACCGAGAACCCCTTCTTCGAGATCTTCCGGAAATGTTACGAAAGCTACCTCGAAATCAAAGATCCGCATATTCAATTAAGAGTACGCGGGATCCTCAATCAAACGCGCGGTGCTGGATCACCACCGCCGCTCGTTGCAGTCCAAACGAAGATTAAATTCATTCAAACCGTTTCAACAGCGCCCGCCCCACTCGAGAAAGTGGAGCGCGCACTGATTAGGGGTACAACTCGCAATTTAATGAGCGAGATCCCCAATGAAGCCTTTACCGGCCTTCAAACGAAGGCAGGTATAAGTGCTACCTCCAGCTCGTGCTATGAAAAGACACGGGCGGAGGGTGGCACCACCCAAGCCGTGCAAGACATGGTTTGTGAAGGTGCAATCGGTAGGCCTTGTCGAATAATCGACCTGGACACCGGGGAGTTCATTTCCGAGCAGCAACTCTCGGAAAGCACTCCTGGAGAGTACATTTTCTGGCGATCGCTAGAAGAGGCACTCGCGACACCGATTGAGGAGCTACGTGCTGTCTCAATCGTCGTCGTTAGTGAACCTGGTAAAGCGAGAAGCGTTACCAAGGGACACGCAGCGCTTAAGGTCGTCTTAGACGTCGTCAATGCGCTATGCTCATGGCCCCTTCAAAAAGGTGTCGAGAGCAGTTCCTCCGGAATGGGTAAAGAAGCCCACGGATGGAACTTCTTCAAGTCCCTCTTTTATGGGGAACTTGCTGAAGCAGTGTTCGTCGAGGATGAAACCACGACGAATCACATCGATTCCGTAACAAAAACTGTTACGAAACGATACCGGGACGTATTCTGTCTTTCGACGGACTACGAAACCGCAACTGACTTTCTCCATCACGAAGTGGCGGAGATCGTCGGTGATGAGTGGATGCGCAAAGTTGGCATCCCACCCATCTTGAGGGGAATAGTATGTGGAACATGCTATCGACCTCGCCGTGTCGAGTTCGCTGCTAGCGGAGTCCTCACGGAATACGGCCAAGAAACGGATAAAGAAAATATCCGTTCCGTGACCTTGTTACGGGGCGTCCTAATGGGCGACCCGTTAACAAAAGTTGTACTTCACCTCGTTAACATCGGGGTAAGGTGCATCTCTTCGGGTGTCAATCATAAAGACTGGCTCTCGAAGTTCGCGACGAATGCTCGGACAATTACCGAGCTCGTGCGACCCGACGACGGGGAGTTTCCACCCTCTCGTAGGGTCTCGACCTGACCGATTAAATCGGCCAGAGCGAGATGACTGGGTACTACGTCAATAAGACGCAGTACCACGTAATGTTGAAGCCCAAGGGCTTACATTTACA